TCTGGGTATCTGTGTTTTACCAAAGGTTCTGCCATCATATAAATTGAGTCCGTATCAATATAAACATTGTAGTCATCGGTTGTTCCCAATTCTTTCCAATATTTTCTATTTGCCATCTCAGCCGTCTTTTTAATTACGACTTGGCCTGTTAGTGTCACCGCCTCTGCGTTATCCACATCATAGAAACGAAATGCCGGCAAACCTAATACACCATACATTGAGTTCAAAAGAATTTTTTGAACGTGTTGTCTTTTACCATAGAACTCATATAATTCGGTATTCTTTTCCTCACCATATTTCTTTTCCAATTTACGATATTCAACCCTCTTTTGAAACCATGTGTTTAGGATATCCGCAATCAAACCTGGTTTATCTTGCATATAAAGAACCCCATTAGCTGCTACACCCAAATTACTATCTTTGATAACTTCTTCCAATTCTTGCTTGCTATAATCGTAAATATCACCATCCTTACCCACTAATCTATAACTATCTTCACCACCTTTGATATATTTCTCTGCATCCCAATTTTCAATCTTACCAATCTTTGTTTCGGGACTGATATTTAGTGTCATAATGATTGACGGGTATAGTGATGTTAAGTCCAAGTCATATATCCAATCATACTTACCAACAATAGGTTCTTTAACATACGCTCCAATGAATTTCTCTTGGTCGTTATCTCTCAAAGCCTGCATTCTTTCTTGTCTATCTTTTGGTTTGTTTGTTGCAACCATACCTTTTGTTTTAAGATATGCTAAACAAGCTCCCTCTAACCACTTTGACGAATAGATATAATCCTCATATGGAACATAACCGGCGTGACATATCGCCCTACACAAATCAATGAATTTTAATTTCTCATCCATTGAAACCACCAAGTCCACGTCGACAATGTTATACTCAATAAACTTTTCTAAATCGTTTACAAATAAGTCATCCAAACTACCTTCATACTCAACCTTACCTCTACCCAACTCTTTTGTTGCAATGTGGTTCAATGTGTATGAACTCTCTAAACCGAAGTTGTATTGTTTGTATAAATTAATGTAATCCAATATTGCTACACCACCGAAAGACCATTTCTCTCTGTATGGTGAATAGAAGCATTGTCCGATACGTGATAATCTTTTTGCATGACTCTCACCGCACACATTTTTAATTCTATTATACAAATATGGAATATCAAAGAAATCTATATTCCACCCCGTAAGAATAGTTGGGTCAATTTCCTCGTAATAATTAAGGAAAGCAAGTAAGAGATTTTTCTCGTTATCGAAAATGTGTAGAGTAACTTCTCTCCCATCTTTGTTAAAGTTTTTGGCATTGTTTTTAACTATTTTGTCTTTGTCTAATACGAATACATCATATAATTTGGTCGCACCATCATGTGCAGCAATTGCTGTCAATTCGTTTTGAGCTTCTCTTGTATTCGGTAATCCTGTAATCATTTCAACCTCAATGTCAAAAGTCAATACTCTATGGCCTGTTGAGGGAATATCACTATCGTAAATATCTACTAATACTCTTGTTGTTTCTGGAACATCACTTTCAAATAGGTCATCTGCTTCATCTTTTTCCCACTTTGAAATACGGGTTAGTTTCTCACCATTCATTGAAAGATGTTGTCCATGTGGGTCTTTCTTATATGCATACTTTCGGTATGGCATTGTTTGGTATCCCGATTTGTCATCCCATAAATGGATTAAATTCTTTTGTCTTTCGTAGTATATATTTTGATACATATTTTATTTTTATCTTCCAACATCTGCTAAAAACTTAGCTTTCATTTCTTCCCAAGTTAAACCAATTGCGTCTGCGTAAAATAACTTCTCTGGCTTCAATCTTCCTTCTTCATGTAATTTAGAATATCGTTTGATTGCTTTTTCTTTCCACCATTTGATAGTATACTCATCACCTTGTGCAAATTTTGGTTTCATAATCAACTTATCTTCTTCAATTTTTCCACAAAGATAATCATTACCATTTTCATACATTGGTGCGAAGTAAACACCTCTCTTAAATCCATGATGGTATGCATCTGATTTAATTCCTAACTCTTTGAATATTTGTCCTAATATTTTTTGTTTAACCCCACTAACTGGTCCTGACTTATCTGCAGATGCTAATTCAATCTGGTCTCTATACCAATCTGCTCTATTCTCTTGTAACCAATGATGCCACACATCATAAAACTTATCATCAGGTTTGATACTGATTTTACCTTTACTTTCACCTAATGTTTTGAAATGCGGAATACCATTGTATTGTGAGTGAATACCATATAGAGATGTTGTTCCAACTGCTACTAATGTATTTTTGTATTTATCTTTCCACTCTTGTCTAAATGTAGGTGAGGTTGTCATTGCGGACACCAATTTACCACCCAAAAAGTTATATCCCAAAGGTTGAGTTGCGATGATTGATGTTCCGATTGCCGTACAGTTTAACTTACCACCATTGAATTTGTCCTCTTTTGTCCAACCAATAAATTCATCTCTAACACCTAAACTGGTAATATCACTACCCAAACTGATAACACCTAATATCTTACCACTTATTCTATCCTTTACATATGCTTTAACATTACGACCAGGATTTGGTGTAAACTCCATTGAACTGATTAACTTTCTAACATATGTCCATCTAGTTGCTTCATCACCTTCTCCAACTAATTCAACATAGGGTTGCATCTCTTGGATTTCTTTGATTGTTCCCTCTTTGTCCATTAAGTCTTTCGGTTCCCAAATCTTATCGTATTGTTGATGGAGTGCCGGCAGCAATTTCATACTTGCGTGCAAATCTTCATTCCACTCTAACCACTTTTTATAAAGGGTTTGTTCTTGTACTGACATTGTAAATAAGTAATCCAAGTTTTCAATTAACTCTCTTTTACTTCTTTCAAAATCAAATGCGTCTGTTTTTTTAGCTTCGTTGCCTGTATCCCAAAATTTCATATTATACTAATGGTTTGTCTAAATGTATTTGATATTCTCCTTTTACTTCTTTTATTTCACCTAAAAATGTTTTTAACCCACTTTTGTATGCATTTTCCAATGACAACGATACCAATTGTCCACCTCGTTCCCACATAGTATCTTTAATAAACCCATATGCAACAAAAAATCTTTCAATTGTGTGGTCAACTGCTATTAAAAAATAATATCCAGATTTTGCATACTTACCTTGCCAATGAATATTTAATATATTTTTCCCCGTCCATTTTGCAAATTTTACTTCAGGTTCCCAACAATATCCAGGCATAACTAAATCATATGGTTTTTGGTTGTTAGGTGCATCTACTTTGATATTTTTATCTTCCGTTAGAATTTTTGCAATTATGTTTGCAAAAGTTTCATGCGCAACACCTGATAATATATTTTCTTGGAAAGATGGAACCAATTCGTGTCTATTTCCATTTATGTTCATATTCAATTCATAGAATCTATGCATGAAATCTTGAAATGAAATGATAGTTTTTTTAATATGTTCTTCTTTGATTAAATCGTCTAATGCCTTTGCCGCAGATAATTGTTTATTATTTCTTTTTGCATCATCTTTCATTAGTTTGGTTGCCGCACTTACCGATAATGCGTTTTCATCATCTGCTACTCTTTGAAAGAGGTCAGGTCTTTTTTCATCCAATTCTTTTAACATTTGATATGTTTTCCAAGTTGTTTGAACTTGTATACAATAAGTTTTTATATCCTTATCTTCACAATATCCAACATCTTGTGTTCTTTGGTCTCTTATAGTTTTTATAGAACAATATTTTTCAACACTTGTTTGGCGTTTTCTCATATTATCACTCAACATTTGTTCCATCTTTTCGGTTGTTGATGATGGCATTCCAGCCATTATAAGAATTGGAATTTGTGTTTCACCAAGTTCAGCCAATGCAATCATTCTATTATGCCCACCCTTTGTTAGATAATTTTTTCCTTTTTTCCAAACTGAAATTGGTGTAGTTAATCCCAATTTTAATATATTTTTTTTCAGTTCTTCTATGTATTCTCTATCTTCTTTAAGGTCACCATAAATACTTTCATTTTCTTTACTTGCTTTGATTGTATCAATTGATACCCATTCATCGCATTTTCCTATAAATTTAATCGTTGTAAACATATTTTATCGTTTATACTCCAATATACAACAAATATTTGATATTACCAAAACTTTGTCTTAATATCCGTTTCGGGTTCTATCGTTGTGTGATGTTGAATTGCTTTGTTAAATTCCTGTGTGTTTTTAGGATACGGTCTAATTTCGTGCTTTAATCTCTTTTTTAGGTCTTTCTTTTCCTTCTTATCTTCTCCCAATATTTGTATGTATCTATGTTTTGGTGGTTCTTCTCTTCTCCAAAACTCTTTATAACCATCCTTTCCAATTGCTGCTCTCAATGCTTCTAAATTACCACTACCCCACATTGAAAATACAGTTCTACTATGTATCCATTTGTAAGGGTCATTTGATAATGATATTCCGTAATTTGGCATGAGTGCGATGTCGGTATTCATTCCTTGGTAAATCCAATTGGTTGCCTGATAAATACCTCCTAAATGTTCTTGTCCGTTATCAGCGTATGATATTAAAACTTTGATTGCTTTATCGTTTTCTCTAAACCATTTGAATGATTGTCCCAATGCGTATGATTCAATATTTGAACCATAACCATCATCACAATACAATCTTGTTAATTCTAAAATGTTATCTTTTGTAAGGCCTTCACAGACCGATGTTGATGCTCTTGCACCAACTGGAAAACCATAAACCAAACATCCGATTAGTTTATCACTATCTCCTAATGCGTTTGATTCATCCGTTTTGTAAAAGATACCCAATGCGTATCTACATGCAGTCCATGCGTGAGTATAGTGTTTCTTAACTATAATTTCTTTTGCAACTGCGGAACTAATTTCTCTAACCGATACTCTACTCGTATCACAATATAACTTATTTAACTCTTTCAATTGGTTCTAATTTTAATATTTCTTCGGTATATTCTTCCAATGTTTTTGGATATGGATATAATGGATGTTTTATATTTTTTAACAATTCCTTTTTATCCTTTTTATCTTTCCCCAAAATGTATATATACCTATGTTTCTTTGGTTCTCTTTTTACCCAAAATGGTTTATCAATAAGTTCTTGTAATTTGAAAGGTGAGGTTGTTCCCCAATAAGGTGCCATAGTTCTACCATGTATCCATTTACCACCTTCTTCAAAACGAAAAGACCATGTGTCGTTTGGTCTAATACTTGTTCCTTGATATAACCAATTTGTTGCTTGATATATTTGTCCTTTATGTCCTTGCACAGGGTCGGAGTATGATATCAATGCTCTTATTTGTTTTGCGTTTTCTTTTAACCATTCAAAAGATTTTCCGACAAACCAACTTTCAATATTGCAACCATATCCGTCAAATACAAAAAGTCTTACCAATTCCATAACTTCGGTTCTATCTAATGTTTCACTTATAGATGCTCCACAATGTCTACCAATTGGGTCACCATAACAAATTACTCCAATTAGTTCCTGATTTACTCCACCAAAGAATTTATGTTCGGTGTCGTTTTCGTAAAATAAACCCAATGCGTAACTAACTTTTGTCCATTGTTTAGAATAATGATGTTTTACTATTATATTCTTTGCAACTGATTTTTCTATCAATCTTACACTAAACCTGGAAGTATCGCAATATTGTTTATCTTGTACTTTCATTATTTTAATAACTTATCTTTCCAATCTTTAACCAATGGTTTTACAAATACTTTTTTTATTGGTGATTCCGTAACAACATAATGTTCTCTACCAACTGCATATTTTGCAATAGCTGCTTCTGGATTAGTTCTTGCCAACTCACCTCTTGCAGAATTTTCTTTTTGCCACAATAATACAGGTGCTTTTTTAATAGAATTTCCTAATGTTTCTCCTACCATAAACCAGTTATCTGCTAAATAAACTGCACCATTTCGTTTGTTATCAGACCCATCAATTAGTGGTTGAACGAATGTTTCTAACATTACCAATTCATCACCATATTTTTCTTGCCATCTTTTGGAACCTTCTTCTCTTAATAATTTAAGTGCCATAGTTCCAACATTTTTAATACCATTATCAGGCACTAAACAAAATCTATAATTATTTGCAACCTTATTTGAATTTCTTAATCTAATTTCTTTATCCCAACCAATCCACTTATCTCTTACACCTATGGCCAATACACAGGAAGATATTCCTATTGCACCAATTGCAACACCATCCGATGTTCTATAAATTAAATAATTAATTCTCCTTTGTGGAACATCTTTGTATTTAACATACGAATGATGTGTATTGATTATGTTTCTAAAAATAGTTGTATGTTCCGTATTACTACATTCTTGCAAAAATATTGGATAATCGTAAGTTTTACTATAATCAAAAAATGATATATTATCTCGTACTTTCATAGGGCCATTTCACCATGTGTTTCCACGTTTCGTTTGTAACTATTTTTTTAATGTTGGCAGGTGATACTTTATAGTTCCTAGCTATTACATTAATATTTCTATGGCCTATTTTGTATAGTTCCCTAATTTGCAAAACTTGCTCTTCCGTAAGTTTATGCATTGGATGTGCTTCACCTCTTAACATGACTCTAATATAACTAATTTTTTCCACAATGCCAAATTTACTTTACTGCCTCATTGATTGCATTTACATATGCTATTTTAGATGATAGTCCTGAAAATCTTTGTAACTCAACACCATTTTTTTCAATAATTACCGTTGGGACTGAACGAACTCCGTATTGTTCTGTTATTTCACTATATTCGTCAATATCATATTCTTCAAATTTTACATTTGAAAATTGACCTTTGATTTCATTCATTACAGGTGCTAAAGCTCTACAAGGGCCACACCATACTGCTGAGAATTTCTTAACTGTTACCATTTTGTTTTTGTTTTGTATTTTTATTTCCTTTTATACCAACTGGAATATATGGACAATGGCGGCACCCACTCCCACAGCAATGACCTCGTTCAAGGTGATACTTAGGAGTGAACACCACTTTACCATTTTCCAAATAATATAATTCCTTATCATCTCTATTTAACTTCACACGCACCTCCTGCACAAGCTACTTCACCACTTAAATCGGTATTATCTTCCAATTCTATAACTTTTGATAAGTCTACTTCATGTAAACTTTTCATCAATTCTTCATATTTCTCTTTTGTACAATCTTCAAATGGTGCTTGAATGTAAGTTCCACCATCGTAAGGTAATACTGAAAGTCCGTTGTAGAAATCTTTATTTTCCCACATCCACTCACCAACTGCATCCCACTCATGCTCTCTAATTGAAACCGTTGCGGATACATTGTGTGTATTGTTTCCTGTTCTATGACCCGGTTTAATCCACTCACTATGAACTTTTTTAACTCTCTCCAATAATTGAATTGGTGATTCGGTTCTAAAGATTGCATCTGCTGGTGCTTTTTGTGGAATACCAATTACTGCGGTATCATGTGGTCTAAAGTATTCATCTTCAATCAACTCCGGATGATTTAATAATAAGTGAGAATAAATACTTTCGTTTTTACCCACTCTTACTCTACGAATATAATAATCATTATGCCAAGCGTGAATACCTGATGATGTTCCTAAAGTCAATGATGTTGTTCCTGCAGGTTTAACCGTTGTAGTTCTTGCTGAATGATTGATACCCAATACATCTGCAACTCTTTTATTTTCTTCTTTAACAACTTTTGCTGCTTCTTTCATATTCATTTTCAAAACTGCTCCACTTCCGATACCTGTCATAGATACACCAATAAGTGCGTCCTTTTCAGTTGTTCTTTGCCAAATTGGTCTTAAATAATGAAAATCGGTATAACCAGCTTGTAATGTTCCGATGAATGATGCCGCCTTTACTCTTGCATTCAAATCATCCTGGTCAACCACATCGCTTACATTTACTTCACATAAATTACAGAATTGAAAAGGTCTTAATGCAATCTCACAACAAGGATTAGTTCCCCAATCTTTATCGTTTGATAAATAAATACCAGGTTCACCTGCTCCACTTGCTTCAATTCTTTTCCATAAGTCCATAAAATATGACTTAGTGATTTTGTGTCTCATTAATACTGCTGAGTTGTTTGCTCTACCTCTTTGTGGATTTGTTTCCCACCATGCACCACTCTTACAACTAATCATTTGTTCATCATTTGCAGAAAACAAAGAAATCAATGCAGCTCTTCTAATACCACCGGCCAATACTGCATCTGCAATATGACAAACCATATCATGTACTTCCAATGGAGATAGTTTATCACCATCTTTTTTTGCATCCAATATTCCTTCTAATTTGATTAAACACTCTTTTAGAGGTTGAGGGCCCGGAGCTTTACCACCTGATGTAATCAATCTTGCACCTTTTGCTCTAATATCTCTAAAATCAAATGTTGGTTTTGAACCACCAAAGAAATATGCTTTAACTAATACTGAAATTGAATCTGCCCATCCTTCGATAGAATCTCCGATAAGGAATCTACGAGTTTTGTCTGCGTTTGGTTTTCTGATTTCAGGTAATGCTTCAACGTGATGTTTTTGAACTGAATATCCTACACCTGTTCCACCTAAAAGTAAGAACATAATTTCTGAAAATACTCTCCAATCATCAATCGGTGCAAATGCACAATTGTATATTCTATTTGGTGACATTTCAATCGGTTTACCTGCGAACTGCATTGAACGCATTGATGGTAAAACCTTCTTATCGTATACGAATTGATAGTTATCTCTAATCTCTTGTTCTAATTGTGGATACTTTTTAATATGCATTTCCATATTTCTCGTAACCAACTCATGCCATGTTTCTCTTCTTTGCAATTCCGGTTGGTATTTTGCATACTTCATATAAACCGTAATTTCTGATAAGATTTTGTTTGAAATGTCCATTTTGTTTGTAAATTTTTAATTTTAGTTAATAAATATTTTTCCCTAAAAAGTGGGAAATGTAAAGATATATATCTGGTCTACCACCATTATACCCCGTTTTCTTTAGTTAATTTTAGGTTTTTTTGAAAATATTTATTAACACTTTTTTTAATTTTTTAATACTTATCCCATATTTTCCACATACTTCTTATGTAGTAATTTTTTCTCCAATCCTTCACCATTCTTACTATCTTTTGTGGATGTCATTCCGTCAACCGAATTAGCTGCGAATACATCCATAACGCCTGTGAACGTATCAATCTTTGCAGGAAATGTCATTCCATCAGGACCAAATCTATTCTTTACAATGTGAATACGACCTGTGTTAGATAACTTATCTTTTGTTTTCCTACTTACTGACATTATAAAGTCTGCAGTTTGGACTTTCTTATAAGAATCACCCACACTATCCGCTTGAATAACTTCGTGGTCTATTGCGGCTCTATTGGTCTGTGTTGCAGTCCATACTGGAATTTTAGTTTCACCACTTAGTCCTCTCAACTCTTCATAGATGCCACCTAACTCTGCATATAATCCATCTCTACTACCATTACCACTTTTTAATAAGTCAGCGTAATCAATCACAATTAGTTTTGGATTGAATCCAGTTTGTTTTATTTTCTCAATGTGTGCTGCAATTGTTTTTGCAGATGCAAATTGTGGTGGATAATACTTAATACGAACTCTACCCGGAACTTGTTTGATTTTACGAATGATTTCATCCTTTCTATCTTTCTGGTCTGCGGTTGCAATGTTGGTAAGAATAGTTGTATATCTTTGACCTACATAACTTTCTGACAATTCCAAAGTATAATGTAATACATCTATACCTCTTTGTAATGCCGAACATGCTATTTTAGATAAGAACCAACTTTTACCGATACCAGAAGGTGCCATTACTACTCCTAACTCACCGGGACCTAAACCACCATCCATTAGTTCGTCAATAACATCCCATCCTGTCGGTGTGGAATCTCTTTTAACATCTTCTAAAATGGATTCAAAGTTTTCAATATAATCCAAACCTAAATCCGACTCAACACCCACTTTGGATGCCTTCATCATCGTATCTATAATTTGGTCGTATTGTCCGTTCTTTAATAGGTCTACTGATTTGAATAGAGCCTCTTTAACTTTTTGGTTCTTTGCAAATGTAAGGTATTCTTTCTTTACATATGGTATATCATCTGCACCAATTTGTAAATAAACATTCTTTAATTGTTCAACTACTGTTTGTTTTAATCCTTTATCTTCAATGTCACCAACTTTAATCTTAAACACTTCCATTGTCGGAACTGCTCTATATTCATCAAAGTATGATTGAACCTCTTTTACAATCCATTGGTTTGCTTGAGACTCAAAGAATAAAGGTTTAGTAATTTCACTTACTTGTTCTAAAAACTTTACATCTGTTATAAGAGAAGCAACAACTTTAGATTGATACGATTGGCCATATTTGACTAGTGTATCTACTTCTTGCATTATGCTTCTGTTTTATCGGTTTCTACTTTTACTTTTCTTGTTGCAGCTTTCCATTCACTCTTTGGAATGAACTTCCACTCACTCGTTGCATTATTGGCATCTTTATCAGATACTCTAATAATTTTTCCTGTTTTATTACTCTTAAGACACTTCATTGTTGACCTCCATGTTTTTATGTTATCTAATAACCATTAATAATTCTGATTCTCTAAGTAAGATGTATTTGTTACCACCTACTTTAATTTCTACTCCCTGGTGATATGGTGGAAGGATTACTTCATCACCTACTTTTACACTCATTGGAATTGCTACTCCACTTTGTGTATAGATTCCGTCACCTACGGCTTCTACTTTTGCTCTTTTTACATCTTCCGATTTTGCACTATCTGGGATGATAATACCACCGGCAGTCTTAGATGCTGCTTCTTCTAATTCACTCAATAGGACTCTATCTCCTAATGGTTTTGCTAATTTGTCTGCTGATTTTGCCATAACTTTTTGTTTTTAAAATTTTGCTATATGTGAAAATGTTGATTGTAACCAGTCCAACACATTTGGAAAACCTTCTAACACTCTATTCTTCAAACCATACTTTAAGAAAGTTTGTTTGTCAAATTTAGTAGTTGGTTCGTTGTATCTATCCATAATTTTCATACGGAGATTACCACTAAATGTTGGTTCTGCTAACTGCATCAATTTACGATTTCTTTCGCAAATTTCCAAATTATTTAAGAATAATTCGTGTGCTTTTGATTTTTTAGGTAATGTGTTTACATAATTAACCATATCGGTAGTATCAACTAATTGGTGTTCCGATAACATTGGAAATGCTTTCATAATTGATTTAATACCTAATCCATTAATACCTTCTACATTATCGGACTTATCACCATCAATCATTCTGAAATTGATAAAATTGTGTGGATGAATTCCAAACTCTTCTACTACTTCATCAATGTTATAAATCTTTTTCTTTGATGGAGAATATACACTTACATCTTTATTAACCAATTGTAAGAAATCTTTATCGGTAGACATAATAACAACTTTTTCATTTTCTTGTCTTAAAGTTGTTGCAATATATGCCATAACATCGTCTGCTTCAATACCATCATAAATCATAATTGAAACAGGTAATGATGAAAGTAATTCACCCAATGCAGACATTTGTCTTTTCATTGAAGCACTTTCTTCTTCAGGGTTCATTTCGATAGTTGCGGCTCGATTTAATCTCATTTTGATTTTGTTCTTACCTCTCTCCGACTTATATCCGCCGTATATTTCTTTTCTACTTTGTGAACCACCTTTACCATCAAATACAACAATAACTCTTGTGGGGTTAATTGTACGGATTGCAAATCCGATACTTTTTAAAGTACCGACTATGCCTCCAATATGGTCACCATTATCGTTTAGATTAGGTGCTGTTGACCAAGAACGAATGAAGGTATTAAGACCATCAATTACTAAGGTTTTTGAATTTCTTTGTAAATCTCCAAAACCTTTATGTTCTTCATCTATTTCTTTTAGTATATTTAAATACTTCTTATTAATCTGACTCATTTGCTTCATCCGTTGTAACCTCAACTTCTTCTGATGCTGAATTTTTATATTGTAATATAGTTGCCTCACAAATCCTACGATAGATTTGGTCTTTTAGTTCTGCGTTCTCTAACATTTTAGGAAAATCCTTAGATTGAAACTTCATAACTTCACCACTATCAATGTCAATGTATTCATACCATGCACCGGCTTGCTTTACGATTTTACCATCCTTCATAACCGATAACCATCCGCCATAGTTGTCAATACCTCTGTCAAAGAAAATGTCAAAGTCTGCGTGTCTTAATGGTGGGCCCATTCTGTTTTTGATAACCTGACAACGAACTTTAATACCTACGATTCTATCACCTGCTTTCAATTGTCCCATATTCTTTAATCTCAATCTAACTGAAGCGTGGAATGCCAATGCCTTACCACCCGATGTTGTCCACGGGTCACCGAACATTGCGTTCATTTTTTGTCTTAACTGATTTGTGAATACTAAAGCAATTGATTGACGACCAATCATATTGGTAATCTTTCTCATTGCTTTTGAAATGATAATAGCTTTGTCGGTTGCGTAACCATCTTTATCGTAATCAGCTTCCATCTCTTTCTTTGAAGATGCAGCTGCTACCGAGTCAACTACGATTGTAACCAATCTATCTTTGTCTCCTGTTCTAACCTTTTCAATAATTGTTTCACACGCTTCAAAGATACCTTCAACGGTGTCTACTGAAACATATAATAATTTTGAAATATCTACTCCGATTGCTTCTAAATATTCTCTACTTACGGCAGTTTCGGTATCAATTAATACAGCTACTCCACCTTTGCGTTGTGTTTCTGCAAGAAGATGGGCAGAGAGCAGAGATTTTCCACTCTGCTCTAAACCCGTAATCTCACATATACGTCCAACCGGGAAGCCGCCATAAGGTCTATTAGAGATTGCGACATCCAACATAGCATTACCAGTTGAAATCCAATCTTTAACATTGGTAGGAGCATCACCACCTTCATCAGTTAGGAAGTAGGCAATCTTACCATCCTTATTTTGTTTGTTTAATGAGTCAGCAAGAATACTTGCTAAATCCTCTTCTCTTTTGGCCATTGTAACCTAATTATTAATTGTTAAATAAATCATCAAATGCTGATGCTACATCATCTTTTTGTGTTGGCTTTGCAGCTTCTTCTTTTTCCCAAGGTAAGTCACCAATTTCTTGTGTTGTACCCATATCAACCGATGGTTTTGTCGGTGCTGGTGTAGATACTACTACTTTTGGTTTTGGTGCTTCCAATTCCTCAATGATATCATCACTACCAACTGCCGCAGATGGGTTTAACCAATTTTCTAAAACTGACTTTAATTCAGCGTAAGATAACTCCTGATATAATTCAGTAATTTCTTTCTGACCATCTAATAATTGTTGAATTTGTTCAGGTGTTTCTGCTAACTTTGATGTTGCAGGTTTAACTCTGATTGTTGTAGTTGGATAAGATGCGTTAGACTCTTCTGCTGACATTACTTCCAATACAATATCTCTACCTGTATTTGGGTCTGTAATATCTCCGTAATCAGGGTCAGCAATGTATCCTAAGATATCTTGATAAACTGTCTTACCGAATCCCCAGAATTTTACTCCTTCCGATTCTTTACCTCTTACGATAACTGGTACAAAAGTTCTTAACTTTGGTTCCATTTTCTTACCTGCTTTCCAATCATCAGTATCACCTGTTCTCTTAAGTTTTTCTGCAAACTCAACGATAGGGTCAGGTCTACCAAATGACATTGGACTTAAATAAGTCTTGTTGTTAATGTTGTAG